AGTCATCAACCCGGCTGAACGTGTTGTTCAGCAGATCGCCCCACAGGTTGATATTCTCGCCCGTGTACTGCCGCTCAAAGCGCAGGTTGGCTGTGTAGGAACTCGGCATCTAAATTACAGCCCCCGTGTCCTGGCGCCGCCAGTTGGTCCCGTCGCTGTGCGCAAGGATATTGATTGTCGTGTTTCTGATGACGCAGCCGATGTAGGTCGCCGCCGAGGGCATCCCTGCGGTCGTGAAGGCAGGCACGCGAACCGGAGAGGTCGGGTTCTCAAGGAGCGACACCCGGCCCTCCAGTTCCTCAAGGTACGCCGCCACCTGGGCGGGGATACCGCCGATGGGGAGGGTCATGCGAAGCCCTTGACCCGACGCGCAACCGTCGAGCCGGTCGTGTCCGCGCCATCCCGGTTGTTGATGTCCTCGATCAACGCGCCGAACTTCTGGCCGTAGCGGTCGGCGTTGTTGTCGTCTTCCTTGAAGCTGTAGAGGGCTTCAAGAGCGCCGTAGAGGTAGAGGTAGGGATAGGCCGTCAGGACCGCGTTGGTGGAGGTCGTGGAGGACGGAACCGTCAACTCCTTGTAGTACAGCGCCTTGCCGGTCGGAGAGCCGGTGAACAGCGGCGCGAACCGCAGCAGCGAGCCTTCCTTGGCCACATGCGTGGGGTACTGCACCTGATCGCGCTCGACGCTCAGCGACGCCACTTCATCCGACGACGTGAACACCACCTTCTGCCGGGGGGTCACGTCCAGATACAGGCGCTTGAAGGCGAGGAACCCGGTCGGCTGGTTGATCGTCTCGGCGTTGATGGTCAGGTCACCCGCCACCAGCATCGCGTTGGACCGCAGGCGACGGTTGATCTCCTGATGAGCCCACGCAATGAAGTCGTCCAGATAGGACGTGACATCGGTGTAGGACGCCCACGCCGGGATTGCGGCGATCAGGCCGTCATAGGTCGTGAGCGACATCGCTTACCACTCGTAGGCGGTGTAGGTCTTGGACGCGCCGGCGCAGAAGATCGACACGCTGTCGTCCGGAGCCATGCGCTCCTCCATCCACGCCAGATGGTCGCCAGCCGCCAGCGGGATGCCCACCGTAGCGGTCGCGGTCCCCCCAAGTCGGACAGTCATCACCGTGTCGGACGCATTGCCGATGATGAGGCCGTTACGCTTCTTGGCGTCCAGCGTGGCAGCGGAGTTGGACAACGCCGCCGTGGTTTCAACGTATTTCGCCATGGCGAGTCTCCTCAGAGCGTGCCGGGTCGGGTGCGGAAAGCCGCATGGTCGGGGTCATTTAACCAGCGCTTCCAAGCCTGCGGATCGCGGCCAAAGCGCTTGACGAGGTCGTAGTAGATATTCACGGGGATGGTCGCGACCTTGGTGCTGGCGCCAATCTTGTCGCCGAAGGCATCGCGCGAACTGCTGAATTGGTTGAAGTGGTCCCGGTTCGCCTCAACAATGTCCGTCACGTCCTGCGTCGTCTGGATCGTGAAGGTGTTGGTCGCCTCGTCGGGGACGTACCACTCGGTTATGCCCGTGATCGGGTCACGGTCGAAAAGCCACTTCTCGGACATTCGGCCTCGCAAAGAATGGGGCGGCCCCCGAAGGAACCGCCCCGCTAGTCATCAGCTCAGATCGCGCACGACGGCATGGGCGGCCTCGTTGGTCACCTCCAGGCCGGCTTCTTCGATCATGTGCATCTTCACGGCGTCGCCGGTCTTCGCCAGTTCCTCGGTGAAGTACGGGCGCAGAACCCGCTTCTTCGCCATGGACGGGTCGATCAGGTACGCCAGGTCGGTCGGCATGAAGCGGTTGGGAACCACGTCCACGTTGCCGAAGTCGGAAACGTAGATGTCCACCGCGCCGATGATGACCGAGGCCTTCGCGCCGTTCGCATTGACGCGAATGTCCGCGATACCGGGGAAGCTGGAGGTTTCCTGCTTCTTGGCCGGCGAGACCATCAGCATCGAGACTTCGCCGCCGCTGTTGTACTGCGCCAGAAGCGCTTCCTTCAGCAGGGTCTCAGTCCAGGGACGGTCGGTGCCGTCCGTACGCGCCGTGACCGGAACGCCGCCCGTGATGGTGTAGGCGGTGCCCGACGTGCCGTTCGTGTCGTTGGTGAACAGCCAGCTATCCAGCGAGGCCGTGACGCGCGCCGTGGTGGAGTTGCCCGCAACGGCCACGTTGGTGCCGGTGAAGGACTTCTCCTGGTCGCGCTTCAGCTCCTTGCCGTTCTTGGCCATCAAGTAGGAAACTTCCTTCTTGCGGCCAGCGGCCTTCACGGCGTTCGCGGTGCCCGACACGGTGAAGATCTTCTTGTAGATCTGCGTGTAGTTCACGTAGCGCACGGTCGGGGTCTGGGCAGTCGCAGCCGTGTCGTCGCCTTCGATGTGGGCGTTGGCGGCGGCGGCGGCCAGGCTGTCGGTCTGCCAGTCGAACTGCGTCTGAGTGGTGCTCGACGTGCCGATGTTCGACAGGAACGGCGTCTGGGTGGGAGAGATGTTCGAGATGATGTCCGAGAGGTCTTCCCGGATGCCGATCATGTCGTACTTGTCGTAGGTGTTGGTCGGTTGGGTCATTAGCCCAGCATCCTTTCGATGGCGGCCTGTGCGTCCTCGACGCGGCCGGTTTTTGCGAGACGTTGCTTGGCGCGGGTCAGGTCAGTGACCTTGTTGGGCTGGGTCGCAGCGACGCCGGGGCGGGCGACCTTCACGGCCTCCACCTTGGCTTTTGTCTGCGGGGCCTTTGCCTTCAGCCGGTCGTACTGTTGGGCCTTCCACAGGACCACGAAGGCGCGATGGTTGTGGGTCGTCCTGATCTCGTCGGGCGTGAACCCGAGTTCGTAGGCGTAACCCAGAACCTCCTCGTACTTCTTGGTGTCCTGAAACTCCGGGACTGCCTTCAGAAGCTCGGAAGCTTCCTTGCGCAGTAGAGCTTCTGTCTCCTTGGCCTCTTCGTCGGCCTGCTGCTTGGTGACCCGCTCATATTCCGAGCGGATCGCGGCTTCCTGCTGCTCCAGTTCACGAACGCGGGCGGCCCATTCACCTGGGTTATCGACGCGTAGTTGTTCGAGTTCGGGAGAGTTGAGGCCGGTTTGCAGGCGTTCGTAGAGTTGGGGGAGAAGGTTGGCGTACTGTTCCCGCTCCTGGCGCAATGCCTGGGCTTCCGGTTCAAGGGCCTTGCGGGCCTCGGCCAGTTCCATGGTCTTGCGCGTGTAGTCCTGCGTTCGGGAGTAGCCGCGCTGGAGTTCGTCAAGCGTGACCGGAACGTCCTCGCCGTCGATCTTGACGGTGAAGGTTTGCGGTTGCTCTTCGGCGTCCTCGGCGTCGTCCGTCTCGTCGGACTCTCCCTCGTCGGAATCGTCCTCGGCCTCGTCGGCGTCGGGTTCCTCGTCGGGGTCAGGGGCCTCGTCGGCTTTCGCCTTCTTCGGCTCCTTGGGCGTCTCGCCCCCATCGCTGTCACCCGGTGGGGTTAGCAGGGATGCGATACGTTCGGCGGCCTGATCTTCAGACAGCCCATTGCTGCCGGTGTCTTGCGACGTGCCGTCAGTGTCCATGTTGATTTTCCGGTGTGGCGCCGCTGCTCTAGGGCGTGGCGGCTAGAAGTCAGCGAACGAGGCGCATCCTGCGGTCGTTCTTCTTGTCCAGTTGGGCCTGCTCATAAGCGGCCATCTCCACCCATGACCGCAGTTGCGCTCTCAGCGCGTCCACGGCGGCCACTTGGTGAAACAGGGTCTCTCGCGTGTTGGTCATGGTCGAGGTCGTGGCCCGCCATTGCTTCAGCAGGCCGTCCGAGATGGCGTCCAGCGCTTCCACGACGGTCTCATTGTCCAATACCGCCTTGGCCCTGCGGCCACGGTCGAAGATGGCTTCCAGACGATCCACTAGGCGGCCTTACGGCGACGGGCTGTGTTGCGCTGCGCCAGCCGATCCGCTGTCCCCATGCGCGGGTCGAAGTCCTCGCCGGCAGCTTCCAGATCGGCGTTGATCTCGCGATCCGTGAGGGCGACCGGCTGCACCATGGCCTTATCGACCCGGATATTCTGCACCATGCGGCCGAAAGTGACGCGGACGCCAATCCACTCGGGATGGACAGCGGTCACTTCGGTGATGACGGCGCACGGGTCGCCCTCTTTGAGTTCGATCATCCAGGGTCTCCGCCGGGCTGGACATCAGACACGGATGACGACGCCTCGGCCTTCGCCATTCCGGTTTCGCGGGCGACCTCCGCGTTCAGGTAAGCCGTCTCACGCTTCATTTCGAGTTCGGCCATCAGCAGTTCGCGCTTCATGCCGAGTTCGGCTTCCGTGGTCTCGCGCTTCAACTGAAGGGTCTGCTCAGTCTCCCAGCGTTTCAGCTCGGCGGCGGACTGGATTTCCATTATCCTCGCCTGATGGTCCTGTTCAGCCTTCCGTTGGGCCGCTTCGGCGTCCATCTGATGCTTCTGCATGGCAAGCTGCGCCTGACTTTGGGCCTTCGCCTGCTCTAGCTGAAGCTGGCCCTTCACCTTCTCCATCTCCGGGTTCGGAGGCGGCTCGGCGGGCGCGTTGGCCTGCGCTTCCTCGCTCTCCGGGTCGGTGAAGTAGGCGTCGGGGTTCTTGAACCCGCCGAGTTCCAGAATCTTGGACAGCGTGTTGAAGTACTGCTTGCCGCTGACAATCGGGTTCTCAAGCCCCGCCGTCTGGAAAATCATCTCCTGCTTTTGCGCCACAAGGGCCAGGAGCTGCGCCTTCTGCTGGTTCGATCCGCCGCCAAGGCCGAACGTGCAGATCACGTCCATGTTGGTGCGCCAGGCGCTCGGGTTGATCGGCGTCCACTTGTTGCGCAGCTTCACCATGCGCGCGGCGCGCTGGTTCTCGCCCACCAGCCGCAGGATGCCCCGGAACAGGCGACGGACACCCGAAGCCATGATGCGGGCCACCAGCTCGATACGCTCCTGTGAGCGCGTGAATTGGGCCTCAGAAGCCGCAGCCGTGGTGTTCTGCAACGCCTCGGCATCCAGCCCCATCGACACCTTGGACATGCCGGTACGGTTTTCCCGCAACTCATCCATGTAGGACAGGTAGGGCAGCGCCGAAGACGACAGGTCAGCCGAGGGGAGAGACACGTAACCCGTAGGCGAGCGAGCGCGGAGAATGGCGCCCACTTCGGTGTTCATCGCATCTTCGGTGTTGCCGTCGTTCTCAACTACAACCGTGCGCGGGAAGATGCTTTGCGCGAGGCTGTCCAGACCGGCCCGCATGACCACGGACTTGATACGCTGCACGTCCATCGTCTTATCGGCCAGCGACTGACCGAAGAACGTGTGCGGCTCCGGGTCGCAATGAAGGTCGGCGAAGGGACGCTCATCCCACGGCTCATTCGAGACGATCTTATACCCCGGCCCGACCGTACAGACCTTGCGCAGTTCCGCAATGCCGTCGCCGTCGAAGTCAACGTAGGGGTAGGCTTCGATATACAGGAGCTGGCGAACCGTGCGGTCATCAGAGCGCCAGTCCCCGTTGACGTAGGGGTTGCGCGCCTGACGCTCCTGGTTGGTCTCCAGTTCGTCGCTGGAGGTCGCGGCTTCCTCGATGTCCTCTTTCTTGTAGCCCATCGCCACAAGGTCAGACACGCTCTTGTTCGTGCGGTGCGCCACCAGCCGGGCGCTATCCATGCACACCGCGTCACGGGAGATCAGCAGTTCCTCAGGCGGAACCGCAGCGATACGCGCCCGGTCCTGCTTGGTCTTGAGCCGGATGGTGATGGACGTCCCGTTTTCATCCTGGCTGGACGAAACGAGGTCGTACTTCTCAGCCTTGTCGAGGTCTTCGATCAGGGCCGTAAGCGCCATCTCGTCAAGACCCGTATAGGTCTTGGTGCTGACGGTGATGCTGTCGTCCCACCAGTATTTAATGAACCCGACCTTGGAACGCAGCGCGTCCTTGATCGCAGCGTAGAACACCCCGAACCCGTCGTTGTCGTTGGTGACGACGTAGTTGACGTAGTCCGTGGCCTGCTCTGCCTGTTCTACGTCTTCCTCGCCTTGCGGAGCGAACTCCACGACGTTCTCAGCGCCGAAGAAGATGCGCATAAGGCTGGGCAGGATGGCGTTTACCGTGTCGTGAACGTCGCGGCTGACAACTTGGGACCGGCCCTCCTCCTCATCCCCGAACGGACGCCCGTGGTAGAAGTCGATAGCCGCCCGACGCTCGCCACCAATCTCGGTGTCGATGAAGGTGATGGCGTCTTCAATCTCGGTGCGGACAATGCCCTGAAGCTCGCCATCATCCATCTTCATGCGAGCCCCCTTATGTTCCGTTTCACTGGACCGCCACCAGACGGCTGCGGTTCTTGATATGCGATAGCGAGAAGCCCGAAGGCGTCAGAGCCGTGCGAGGCCCAATCGTGTTCAGGCCCAAGGCCAATGCCGCGTTCGTCGTCACGCTTCTCATGGTAGTTGCCCAAGGCAGACCGCCCGCCTTCCGTGGTTTCTTCGTCAAACCACGTCATCGGCAGGCGACGGCGACCGGCCTCGATGCGAGCCCCGGCGGCGCCCTTGCCTTGGTTCGGAACAACCGTGACCCGGTATCCCGCATCTCTCAGCGCGCTCTCGTAGGAGACGCTGTAAACCTTGTCGTTGTGCGCCCCGTCGTGGGGAAGCCAGAACTCGGCACGGTCGGGCGTGTAGCCCTTCTCACGTAGCCAGGTCAGATGCGCCGCAAGAGGTTGTCCGACCGCTTCGTAATAGTCCCGCGTCCTGATTTCGCGCCCGATGAACTGCGCCGGCCACATGCTGAAGGCGTCAGCCCTGGCACCCGTGCCGCCGATGTCGCAGAACAGGCGCACCGTCATGAGCGGGTCAAACGTCACCCGACAGATGCGCCCTTCCCGCTTGGCCTGCTGGAGGCCTGCGGCGTAATACGCGCCCTCATGGACCGACTTGAAGTCGCCTTCCCAGATATGGTCGTACTGCTCAGGCCGCTCGCGCTGGTCCTTCATGCGCTTGCGATTGAGGATGTCGGGAAACCACGGATTATCCCGCCAGTTCATCTCGACAATCTTCATGAGCGGATCGTCGGAGACCTCGCGGAACCGCTTGTGCGTCGCGCTTCGCTTGCTCTCTGGGTTCCACGTCACCCAAAGTTCGGAGTCCACTTCCCGAAGGGTCGGGATCAACTTGACCCACGCTTCCTCGGTAACAGGCTCAGCCTCATCAACCCACGCCAGCCGGATACGCGACTTCGACTTGATGCTGTCGATGTTCCGGTCAAGGCCGCTGAAGGTGTACGAGATGCGACCGCAGGCCGTTCGTATGTACTTCTCACCGATGTCGAAGTGAGGCGCGAGCCAGGGCGTTTCCCGGATCGCAGCCTTGATCTCCTCAAGCGAGCTATCTGCCAGCGAGTTCATGAACTGGCGACCGCAGAGGATAATTCCCTCGCTGCCAGCCTCAGCCCACATATGAGCCCGAACCGCCGTCATCTTGGCGAAGGTGCGCGTCTTGGCAGAACCCCGGCCACCGTATGACCCGCGAATGTCCGCCTTGCCTTGAAACACCGGAACCAACTTGTCCGGCATCTCAACCCTAGCTGTCTCCACTAGGCCTCACGCCAACCAGTTCGATCTTGCGCACTGTGGCAGCAACAGTCGCATCCACCTGAGTGGGAAGCACCTTGCCGATCAGCGTCATGAACGCAGCCGGGTTCTCGCTGGCTTGCTTGGTCAGGTAGTCTTGCCCGCCAGCATCATCGAGGGCGCCAAGGATCATCTCCTTGAGCGCCTTCGTCGCCTTGTTGGGAACGCCCTTGGGCCTGCCCTTGCCTGCGTTGCCCCTATTCGGGCCTAGTTTAGGTTCGTCACTCATTTCCACCTCTGCCGGACCTTGCGGTGTCCCGGCTCTGGTTGGTTGGTCCGACTTGCGAGGATTGGCCGGTCACGCGATGGAATGTGCCCACCCGGCTTTGACTACTGGAGCATCCCCGCCGCTCACCGCACCTGTCGGGATGGGCCTGCGGTTAAGGTGTGGGCTGAAGGTTAGGCGTACACGTCCGCGATGGG